TGGTGTTACCGGGGAAACATCCGAACAAAAGGCGGGCAGCCTGGCCTTGCCGGCGCCGAGCCTTGCCTCTGATTCAAGATCAGATGATGCAGCCGTGGCCAACAGTGACGGGCAGGCAGGTCGTGCCACTTGCCGAGCCAGTGAGGCCGCGGGCGTGGTCGCTGATGCCCCTGGTGCCGGTGGTAGGGGGGGAGGGGGTGCCGCTTCTGATGCGCATGCCCCAAGGGTGATTCATACCGACAAACAGAATTTTGGCCAAAGGGCCAATGTCCGCGAGTCCGTTCTTGGGGGGCGGGCCGCGGACAAACCTTCATGCAAACGCACACCGAAACCAAAGAAGGGCTCCTCGAAGAAGGAGCGGATTACGCAAAAAAAGGGGGGCTCAAAGTGCTGACGCGCACCGGAGTCAACAAGGTCGCCGAAATGCTGCGCCAGCGCCGCCAGCAGTCCCAGCAGCCGCTTCCCGATCCGGAGAGTGTCCCGGTAGCGGAACCCGAAAAAAAAGAAGAGTGGCGGCCGGGCGAAGGGGCACCGGCGCCCTCCGGTCCCGTCATGGCCACGGCGCTGCGCTCCCGCAACCTCCCGAACCGCAAACGCCTTTCCTGCACCATCCACGGCAACGAGCACGCCGTCCTGGTGCGCGACACCGGCTACTACCGCCAAGGCGAGCAGTTCGAAGTCTATCTGAATCCCTACGGCGAATGGGAAGCCAAGACCCACCGCAGTCAGCCCCGCTTCCGATGAAAGACTTCAATCAACTTGAATGGTGCTGCATGTGCCCGCGCAAGGCCGGCTTCCTCACCGACATCGGCTTCCTTTGCTCCGGCTGCTTCTACGAAACCCAACGCATCATGACCTGGCTCCTGACCAACCTCGGCTGGCGCCCCATGGACAAACACGAAAGGCACGAACATGAGCACAAAACAGCCTGACCAGCCCGTCACCCCCAAGCCCAAAGCCCCCGACGTCATCCGCGAGACCGACGGCCGCCACCAGCTCGTCGGCTACCTCGGCTGGAAAGCCATCTTCGCCCGCCTCGCCACCCGCCGCCCGTGAAAAAAATGAACCGCCGCACCCTCGAGATCGAACCCGGCACCATCGGCTACCAGCACTTCGACGCCACCGGCATGAATCGCGCCCTCAACGCCTGGGCCAAGCGCCGCGGCATCACGTGGGAGTCGCCCTTCCGCCGCCACTTCGACCTCACCCCCAAAAAGAAACCCCGTCCCAAATGAGAATTCGCACCATCAAACCCGAGTTTTGGCAGCACCCCGTCATGTCCCGGCTGCCCTACGACACCCGCATCCTCGCCCTCGGCCTCCTCAACCTCGCCGACGACGAAGGCTACTTCAGCGCCGACACCGACTACATCCGCGGCGCCGTCCTATTCCGCGAAGATTCGTCGAATGTTCGACGAATGCTCGACGAGCTTTCGCGCAGTGGTTGGATCACCCTCTGCGGCACCCCCGAACGCCCCATCGGCCAAGTCGTCAACTTCCGCAAACACCAACGCGTCGACCGTCCGCAACCCTCTCGCCTCAAGCAATATGCGCTCGACGAATCTTCGACGAACGATCGACGAGCCCTCGACGACGAATCGACGCAGGAACAGGGAAAGGAAAGTAATACCCCTATAGTCCCCAAAGGGGACGAAAACCCTGAGCCTCCGGCCGAAGAAAAACCCGAAACCCTCCTCCGAGCCATGGCGCTCTTCCGCATGCGCCCGGCCACCCCGCTCGACCGCGCCACCCGCCGCGCTTGGAAACTCGCCAGCGCCGCCGTCACCGCCACCGATCCGGCCGAATGGCTCCAGCTCGAGGCCTTCTACTCCGCCGACCTGCGCGACAAAGACGACTACCGCCGCCGCGACCTGGCCACCTTGCTCAACAACTGGTCCGGCGAAATCACCAAAGCCGTCCGCTTTTGCGAACGCATAGGCTGGCAACCCGAAAAATCCGAAAAAAAAGAAAAAGGGGCCCCGCCCGACGACCTCTGGCGTGAAGTCCTCCGCGCCCTTTACCCCGAGTCCGACCCCTCGGTCTACGCCGCCTGGGCCATGGTCCCCGACAGCCTCCGCGCCGAGATCCTTGAAGCCATCGCCCTCGCCGAAAAGGAGGCCGCATGACCCCGCGCCTCATCGCCGCCGTCCTCCTCAGTGCCATCATCGCCGGCTGCGCCGCGGCGAACTGGCGCCGCACCGCTCCCTGGAACTTCCCGCCCGCCCACGAGTGGAACGCCCCCCTCGAGACCAGCTGGCAGAACGCCGTCGACCTCTACCGCCGCCTCACCGCGCCCCCCGGCCAGATTTACGACCCCCTCATGCAGAACTACCAACCCGACCTCAGCCAACTATGACAGCCATCATCGCCGCCTACCTCCTGCTGTTCGCCGTCCTGGCCCTCATTGCCATCGTCGCATTCGACGACGACGACGACCCGCGATTCCCATGAACACTTTGCCCCTGACCCATGGTGCCGCGGGAGATCCGCGGACAGGCCGTGCGAATAGTTCACGCCACATGAAACAGGCAGGGGCACCCTCCTTATGACAAACACCACCACCAGCCACACCTACACCGTCGGCCGCAGCGAAGGCGTCATCTATCCGCCCGGTGTCGGCCCGGCGCCCACCGCCATCCAGCTCGCCGAGTTGTATGACAAAGCCGCCAAACGCATCGAGAAACTCGAACGCGCCCTCCACCTCTGCGCCCCCCTGACCAAACGCGCCCAGCAAGCCCGCAGCGAAGCCCTCGACCCCGACCTGCAATGAGCCAAACAACTACCATCCCGCCACGATTTGCCACTGCTTCGCCGACAGCCAAGCGTTACTTCCGTTTCACCAAAAACACCCTACTGCGTCGTCCGTTGCGCCGCAAAGACAGCGGCACCACCGCCACCAACTTCCGCGGCCGCGCCCGCGTCAAACGCCTCCGCCTCCGCAAACTCCAACGCACCGCCCGCCGCCGCTCGCGCCCATGAACCCCGACGAAGAACTCCAACACCTCCGCGCCCAGCTCGAACGCTGGCGCGAGCTCGCCGCCTTCCTCGCCACGTGCCTCCGCGATTGCGGCACCATCGACAGCCACGCCTGGCATTCCCGCGGCACCGCCCTCGAATCATACGAGCGTTTGAAAACCAACGGCACCTCTGAAATCTGAAATTTCAAATCTCCAATCCCTGATCCCATGACCTCCGACCCATCCCAAATCCCCCTCTGGTCCCACGAAGCCGAAGCCTCCCTCATCAGCTCCGTCCTCAATGGCGGCCAGCCCGCCCTCGACGCCGCCCTCGAGCTCGTCGCTGACGACTGGTTCTACGCCCCCGTCAACAAAACCGCCTGGCTCCTCCTCAAAGACATCGCGCATAAGCGCCAGCCCCTCGACCTCGCCACCTTCACCGAATCCTTCCGCCAATCCGGCGAACTCGCCAAGATCGAAGGCGGCCCCGGCTACCTCACCGCCGAATACACCCGCCTCCACTGCACCGCCAGCACCCTTCACCATTGGGCCGACCAGCTCCGCGACTACTGGCGCCGCCGCGAGCTCCACCGCATCGGCCTCGAGCTCGTCCTCGAAAGCCGCAACTTCCAAAAACCCACCGACGACATCCTCGACGCCTCCGAGAAACTCCTCCTCGACCTCCGCCTCGACACCAAGCAATCCGGCCTCGTCCACTGCTCCGCCGCCGTCGACGCCGCCGCCCAGCGCATCGAGCTCGCCCACAAAAAACGCGGCAAGCCCGTCGGCCTCGCCACCGGCTTCAGCGACTTGGACCGCATGACCGGCGGCCTCAAGCCCGGCCAGCTCATCATCATCGCCGCCCGCCCCAGCATGGGCAAATCCGCCTTCGGCGCCAACATCGCCGAGCACGTCTGCCTCACCGACCAAGTCCCCGTCGCCTTCTTCAGCCTGGAAATGTCCGACGTCGACATCATGGAGCGCATGCTCTGCACCCAAGCCCGCGTCAAATTGCAACGCGTCCGCGACGGCTTCATGAGCAAAGAAGAAATGAAGACCCTCGGCCGCGTCGTCGGCGAAGTCTCCGCCGCGCCGTTCTACCTCGACGCCACGCCATCCCTCTCCATCGCCGCCTTCCGCGCCCGCGCCCGCCGCGCCGTGGCGAAGCATGGCGTCCGGCTCCTCATCGTCGACTACCTGCAAATCATGAAAGGCGTCAGCAAACGCGCCGCCCAGGACCGCCGCCTCGAGATCGACGAAATCAGCTCCGGCTTAAAGGCGACAGCCAAAGAACTCAACGTCCCCGTCATCGCCTTGAGCCAGCTCAACCGCGACGCCGAAGAACGCGCCGAGCCCAAGCTCAGCCATCTCCGCGAATCCGGGTCCATCGAACAAGATGCCGACGTCGTCGCGTTGCTGCACCGCCCCGAACGCGTCAGCCACAAGGAAGAAGACAAAGGCAAAGCCGTCTTGATCTTGGCCAAACAGCGCAACGGCCCCGTCGGCCGCATCGAAATGCACTTCGACGCCGAGATCACCCAATTCCGCAGCAGCACCGAGAAACTCTACTCCAACAAGAAAGAAGAACGCCAAACCTACAAACCCCACAACTTCAACGACACCGACGGGAACTAACCCATGAGCCACCAAGAAACCATCGAACGCATGAACGCCGAACTCAACACCAGCGAGACCTGGTCGCAACGCTGGCAAGTCGAACGCGAGCACAACGAACGCCTCCTCAAACAAGCCAGCATGGCCCGGGAAGGCGTCCGCCAACTCCGCGCCCGCGCCGTCGACCGCTACACCCACAACCAGCAATACGCCTCCGACCTCCGCGCCGGCGACGACCCCAAACGCGCCGACGTCTACGAACGCATGTGCATCGTCCAAAGCGGCATGGTCCGCGCCCTCGACGACGTCCTCCAACTCTTCGACCAGATCGAACACATCGAATGAAAACCAAACGCCAACCGCCCACCGCCGCGGAATACAACCGCGCCCAGCGCGAACTGTCCGCCTGGCGTCAATGCGCCAACCAGCTCCTGCAAGAACTCATCGCCGAGCGCATCAACACCACCTGGCGCTGGCGCAGCCCCGGCATCAAGCAATAC